TTACACAAATTCACCCCGATATAAAAGAACGTCTCAGTATCTGGACTCTGGTATATAATTCTTATGTAGGGGGCCTTTCTTATAAAAAAGGCAACTATCTTTCTAAGTATCCTAAGGAATCTCAACGCTCATTTGAAATAAGAAAAGAAAGAGCTGTATATTTTAATCAGCTTTCGCCTATCGCAGATATGCTTAGCGGCTTTCTTTTTATGAATACTCCCACGAGGACAATTCCTTCGGAGCTGGAGTATCTCAGAGAATCTGTTTCTGGGAAAAAGCAGAGTTTGAACGAGTTTATGCGCCTCGTTTCCATTTACTCTTTTTTATTTACTTGTGGGGTACTCGTGGATAGTCCGGATTTCGACCCGGAAACAGTAAAAAATAAAAAAGACAGAAAAGATAGAAAACTTAATCCTTATACTGTTTTTTACCTTCCTTTTCAAATTAGAAATTTTAACATAAATAAAGATGACGGGGAACTCGACTGGGTTCTCCTTGATAATTCATATTATTCTCAACCTGATCCTTTTGTTAAAGGTCAAATCGTTTTTAAATATACACTCTGGACCAGAACTTTTTATCAGCATTTTATAAAAGAAGGAAAAAATGGATCTATTACTCCCGGCCCAGAAAAAGAACATAATCTTAATTTAGTTCCGTTTCGTTTTGTTAGCTGGAGGGACGATAATAACGATTTCATAGCGGAATCTGCTTGCGAAGATATTGCTATGGTTTCCCGAATTATATATAACAATATGAGTTATATGGATGAAATGTTGGCCTCTGGGACGTTTAAGATGCTGACGTATCCTTCTGCCGACGGGGAGATACCCGAGGAATTGAAATCTGGAGGAGTTGGCCCTCTTGCAATTATTACTTATCCTTTAGAAGCAGGTTCTCCCCCAGATTTTATCGGAGCTACACTTTCAGATATCGATCCTTTTATAAAGGCGATAACATTTTACATGACAGAAATTTTAAAGAAGATCGGGCTGTCTACCGACGAGACAAAAGAATTTGTTAAGTCTGGAATCGCGAAGAAAATAGATTTTCAGAAAATGAAAGCTCTTTTGGTTTCTGGCGCTCTTGTGATGGGAAAGGTCGAGGAATGGATTATGTCTACGGCGGCTGCTTGGGAGCGCAAGAAACTTTCCGGTAGCTCTGAGTATGCTCCTAATATAAACGAGGACGATATCCAGGTAGAGATGACGATGCTTACCGATCTTTTGATGCATCCAATAAAAACATTGAGAAAAGAAGTGTTGAAATTGCAGGCTAAAAAATTACTTGCCAATTATCTTAAACCTGATATATTAGAAGCGATAAATAAAGATATTGAGTCTAATTTGAATATAACACAAGTGAGTAACCAGCAAGTCCCGACAGAAAGTATGAAAGGGTTGGCTGACAAGATAAAGAGTCAAAATAAAAGTAAGGAGTAGGTTTACATGAGGTCAAATTTTTTAAAGAGGATGTTTATTCTACATTCTCTGTTTTCGAGTTTTTCTTTTTATGTGGCGGATCCAAATGCTTCCGGAGGGGGAACAGAGCCTCCAGAGGACGAAAAGTTTAAAGAGATAGATGATCCAGTTACAGGGAAGAAAGTCAAAATTCCGAAAGAACTGGAAGTATTTTTCGGACATGTCGTCTCGAAGACGAGAGAAACAGAGAAGAAGCAGTATGAACCGCTTCTCACAAAAGTGGAGAAGCTGGAGTCGGAGAATAAAGAATTTTCCGATGTTAAGGCAGAGCTGGAAAGGATTAAACTGGAAAGTATGACTGCCGAAGAGAGAGCGCAGGAGAATGCTAAAAAGGTGATTCGCGATTACGAAGGTAAGGCGAAGGAAGCGCTCGCAGGGTTAGAGACGTATAAACAGAAGTACGAAAAGAATATGGTTCGTAACGAAATTTATGCCTCTTTCGAAGGAACAAAATTATGTAACCCTGAACAGGTTGCGATGCTTCTCGAAGCAGAGGGTCGGGCGAAAGTGACTCCGGCGATTGATCTGGATGGAAAACCGACAGATCAGGACGAGGTTAGATTGGTTCTCATGATAGAGAACGACAAGAAAGAAGTCGAGAAGATGGAGGGAACTCCAAAGGAATTATTCAAGAAATGGATAAAGATGGAAAGAAATTCCCATCATGTCCTGAATGATTTAATCCCCGGAGGTGGTGGGCCGAAAGGGAAACAGGTTGTTAAAGACGGAAAGAGAGTTGATCTTTCCGCGCTTCCTCCGGCTGACAGGTTGAACGCAGCCAGGGCAGCGGGATTATAAAAAATTACCTATTTTGTATAAAGGTATTATAAACAGAGCAAGTGAGAGCCAGAGAAAACGATCAAATATTCTACTTAGTAGAGGAGGAAATCAGTAAATGGCACTCACATTAGTTGAAGCCGCAAAGCTATCGCAGGACCCTATCCGTTCCGCTATCATAGAACTCTATGCCAGAAGTTCGGATGTACTCAGGACTCTTCCGTTTATGGAAATCCAGGGCTCAGCATATAAGTACAACAGGGAAGAAACTCTTCCCGGAATTGGTTTCAGAGGAGTTAATGAAGCCTATTCAGAAAGCACAGGTATACTCAATCCGATCACAGAACCTCTTGTTATCGCGGGGGGGGATCTTGATGTCGATAAGTTTATCATAGACACCAACGGCGCGGATCAGAGGGGTATTCATGAAGGAATGAAAGTTAAAGCGCTTGCGCTGAAATGGACCGAAACTTTTATCAAAGGCGATCAGACGAGTGAACCTCGTGAATTCGACGGTCTTCAGGTTCGTTGCACAGGTAATCAAGTCATCAATAATGGCACTACTTCGGGGGGCGATGCTCTTTCGTTGGCTAAACTTGATGAACTTATCGATGCAGTTGACGATCCCATGTTCCTTATTATGAATAAAACCATGAAAAGGAGACTTACCCAGGCCAGCAGAACTTACACTGTCGGCGGTTTCGTTATGTTTACTCAGGACGAGTTTGGGAAAAGATTAACAAATTATAACGATCTTCCAATTCTCATCGCCGACGAGGATAACGAAGGAAACCAGATTCTTCCGTTCACTGAAGCCGCTTACACGGGAAATAGCGTTACTACTTCGATTTATTGTGTTTCCTTTGGAGACGGTAAATTGATGGGTCTTCAAAACGGCGGGATTGATGCCAGGGACATCGGAGAATTACAGACAAAACCTGCATTCAGAACCCGCGTTGAGTGGTTTAATGGACTTGCTGCATTTCATGGGAAATCGGCTGCAAGACTCCGTTATATCACTAACGCTGCGGTAGCGGTTTAAGGAGGAATAGATGTCTACAATTAGGAGAACCAGAACTTACGACGATGCGTTAGTGCTCCATGAATATGCGACAGCGATTACAGCGTCTGCGGGTGGCTCCGATGCCGCTCACGCCGCTATTGTTGCGAATCTTGGTAACGGTTTCGTAGAAGGAGATATCATTGTTGATGTCTCTGAATTGGATGTCGATACCGGGAATGAAATCGTTACCATTGGGGTTCAGATCAGTGACGACGATGATTTTTCAGCCACTTATTATCAGGTTGCTTCCCTTGCTATCGGAGATGCGGCTGTTATAGCGGGCGATACTGATATGACGACCGGGCGCTATATTATCCCGTTTAACAATCTGATTAAAGACGGACAGGCGATGAAGTATCTCAGATTATACTTCACTATCGCAGGCACAGTGGCCGGGTTTAAATGTGTCGCTTATCTTACAAAGAAAGGCGCTTAAGCGCAAGGAGTAGAAATGTCAAAGGTAACTAAAACTTATGACAATGATCTTCTTTTGAAGGACGCTGGCTTAATCGCGGCGTCCGCCGCTTGTACAGTGGATAGCGTAGCTCAGATACTTGATCTGGGCACTGGCGCATCAGAAGGGGATATTGTTGTAGATGTTACCGCTTGCGAAGTGTTAAGTGATGACGAAAAGTATCAGATCGGGGTTCAAATAAGTAGTGAGGATGATTTTTCGAGCGATGTTTATGAAGTTGCTACTTTAAATTTGGGTTCTGCCGGAACAGCCCTGGGAGATAATATTCCCGGGGACACTGATATGGGTATCGGAAGATATATCATAAAGTTCCGGAATGTTATTGCTGACGATGTAAAGAAAAGATACTTAAGATTGTATACGCATGTAAGCGGTAGTATCGCAACGGGAATTAACTATGTTGCTTATCTAGCGAAGAAAAGTTAGGTAAATCAGAAAAAATTTAAAATATAAATTAGCCCTTGAAAGAGGGCTGATTTATTATCAAAACAAAACAAGGAGTTTGAGAAATGAAGTACGAAAGAAACGAGAACAATAAGATTGTTCTTCTGAATCGCGAAGGGAAAGAAGCTTATTTTGATTATGATGTAGACGCGAGGGAAGCTTTAGGGCATAAAGAGAAGGACGGGAACCCTCAGTTTACAATTCCAGTTATGAAGAGAAAGTTTTTCTCTGCCCCTCCAGCGGCAAAAGTTCCGGAACCGCCTGCAATGACTCCCAAGAAAGGGAAAGATTTAAAGAAGAAAGATAGTGTCCCGGAAGAAGCTTCAGAAGAAAAAGAAAAAGAAAAAGAAGAAGAAGAAGTAGAAGTAGAAGTAGAAGTAGAAGTAGA